CGGGCCGATGTGAACGGCGCGGTGAGGTTTTCCATTGAGAATTGCAACGCTGGTGCGCCACGATACCGGCCCCCGCGCCCCGCGCATCATACCGTTCGCATACTCCATTTCCTGCAATTTGCTCATCACGGCTTTTACGTCGCGCCACTCGATGCCGTTTTTATGCTCGTAAAACGCCTGCGCGATTTGACCCTCTGTCATCTCACACCCGAAAATTATTTTCGTTACTTTTTGCATCACACGCCCCTTGGCATCGCTCGGCTCTGCATTTCCGCCGCCATTTTTATCGGCGCAAGCTGCGTTTCCTGCATGATTTGCTGCGCCCGAACCTGATCGAACTGCGCGTTTGCCTCATTCTCGGAAATCTCGCTCATCACCTTCTTCTGCTCAAGCTGCATCATCGGGTCAGGCGGCTGTTGCTTGGCTTCCTCGGCCTTGGCCCGCACCTTGTCCGCAAAACTGGACGGCAGCGGGGAATATTCCAGAATATCCGCCCAATCTTCCATTCCAAGCCCTGCGTTTTGCAGTAGCGGCATCATTTGCTGAATGACGCTCCAGGCCTTTTCCTTCTCATTTGGCGCGCTGGGTGCATCATCGACAATCGTGTCGTATTTCCGCGTATCGTCATCCATCGCTAACGGAATATATTGCTCATGCCCCTTGGACACGATCCGCACCAGTCGCCCGGTCGGCGCAATGTGCGCACGCAAGAAATGCAGGATCGACGACCCCTGACGCTTGCGATAAAACCGCAGGCTGTCGAACAGCCCCGCCAACGTGGTCATGGCCGATTGCCTGCGCTGGTATTCCAGAACGCCCGCTTGATTGGCCTCACGCATGCCCATCAGTTCCAGAGACACGCCAGACACGTCGCGGATCGAGGATATGGCAAATTCCGTCAACTGCATCAGCGCAGAAGGCATTTGCGGCCCGCTCTTTTCCCTGATCCGGTCCAGACCGCCGTTGTTCAGCCACGAAACACCGTCAGCAGCAGCCCAGCTATCCTCGAACTCGCGCACGTCCTGAACCGCGCCAATCTCTGCCATAACACCGCCCTTGGCGTTGCTGTTGATGATGTGCAGCGTCTGGGATAGCCATTTGTTCGCAAACTTCTGCGGATCTTTCATGCTGCGCAGAAGTCCGTAAAACCGCTTTTCCTTGCGATCCCAATGGCCGGTCATCGCCTGTAATGTCGGGTTGCCGGGGTCCGGCTGGCTTTCCTTCAGGACCGCCTTGCCGATGAAGGCCTGGCACCAGACGCGCGCATTGATGCGGCGGTGAGGCACTTGGACCGGCACCAGTTTCTGCACCTTGTCGAAATCATCCGCAGAGATTTCCTCGCGCTTTCCGGTCGTCGGCTCGACATACTCGACCTTGCGCACCCGCTCACGCCACTGGATCTGCACAATCGTTACCGTATCGCGGGAATTGTTCTGGTCGTTTTCCTCATTCGTGTATTGATCGCTGATGATGTTGCGGTGAACGTCCACGTCGTCAACCTTGTCCAGCCAATCCGCGTCCAGATCGCTGTCGAGTGCGTCTGGGAACATTTCCTTGGCCTCGGCGCGGGTCATCGTGTGAATGCGTCCGACCCGCGCCGCGTCAGTCAATCCTCGCCGATGAGCGTGGCAGTCATAAAACACCGTCAGCGGGTCAATGCGCTCGACCTTCGGCGCGCCCTCTGGGTCTTCCTCGAAATCCAGCCGCGTTTCAGTGTAGCCCAATCCGCAAATCAGCAGGTCGCGGAATGCCTCGCTTTCCTCATCTTCGGCCATCGCCTGATCGCGGAACCATTCAGCGCCCGCGCTCAGAACCTCATTCGGCTTTACGTCGCCAATCTCACGCGGAATAAACCGCACCTCAGTTCGGTTGTTGATTTCCGAACCGGCGACAGATGCCAGGATGGTGGCGCATCGGTTGAACACGATAGGAACGCGGCTGTTGCCCTCAAGGTCGGCCTTTTCCGATGCCGTCCATTGGTGGCCGTCAACAAAGTTGTATTCTTCTTCCGCTGCCTCACGAAATGCCGCTTGCGCTTTCCAATCCTGTTGCGCCCATTGTTTGAGTTGATCGAAGTCCGCTTTTTTCATGCCGCCCATGCGCTGCCTCTTTTCCGTTGCGGCAATTTAGGCCGGGTGTCATGCAGTGCGTGCGCGATTGCCATCAGGCCAAACGCATCTGCCGCGTGGCTGGCCCAGTCGTGTTCAGGCCCAAGGCCGATAGAGCGCTGCTCGTCGCGCTTTTCGTGATACCACGCCAGAGCCTCGCGCCCCGCGTCCGTCTTCGCCTGATCAAACCAGATGCTCGGGAACAAACGCCGCACCGCCTCGATCCGCTTTTGTGCAGCGCCCGCACCCTGATTGGGAACGACAATCACGTCAAACCCCGCGTCTTGCAGCGAACTCTCGTAACTGACGCGATACACTTTGTCTTTCGTGCCGCCATCGTGAGGCAACACGCATACGGCCTTTTCATAGCCATTCGAACGCAGCCAGCCGATATGCTCGCCCAGTTCCTGCCCGACTGCCTCGTAGTAATCCAACACACGGATTTCCTTGCCGACGAACTGCGCGATCCAGATCGACGTTGCGTCCGATAACTTGCCGGTGCCGCCGATATCCCAGAAGGCGCGGATGCTCATCAGCGGATCGCGGCCCACCTTGCCGATGCGGCCCCCATCCCAAGCCTGCCGCAATTGCGCCGCGAAGTATGCGCCCTCGAATGCACTGGCGTAGTCGCCTTCCCAGATGTGTTCGTATATCCAAGGGCGCTTGGCGTGATCCGCTTGCCGCTCATGTTCCAGAACCTCGGGGAACCACGGATTATCGCGCCAGTTCAATTGCACAATCTTTGCGCCCTCGGGCGGATCTTCGCGGAAGCGGGCGTTTGTCGCGCTGCGTTTGCTTTCCGGGTTCCACGTAACCCAGATTTCAGAACCTTCCTCGCGGATTGTCGGAATCAGCTTGCGCCACGCTTCCTCGGTGACAGTTTCCGCCTCATCAACCCAGCACAGAAGGATGCGCGCCTTTGACTTGATGCTGTCCAGGTTATGCCGCAAGCCCGCGAAGGCGTAGCGGATTTTACCATCCTTTGAGCGGATGTATTTCTCGCCGATCTCGAAATAATTGTTAAGCCAAGGCACAGACCGGATCGCGGTCTTAACCTCCTCCATCGAACTTTCGTCGAGCGAGTTGAGGTGTTCGCGAGCGCAGAGGATTTGCCCCTCTTGGCCGCTCATACCCCACTGGTAGCCCTTGACAGCCGTCATGAGTGCGAAACTGCGGGTTTTGGCTGAACCCCTGCCGCCAAATGCGCCCCTGTATCTTGCTTCGCCAGCAAACACCGGCACCAGCTTGGGTGGCAGGTTAATTGCTGCGGTCGTCATCGTCGGGCATTTCCGCCGCCTGCAACACGATGGTTGTTGGCGTCATGCTTCCGTCTTCCGATATGTGGTTGAAATCCTGCCTCTCACGCCACCCGGCGCGCGTTTTCATCCAGAAAATCATCGCCGCTGTGTCGCCGTTCTTGGCCTTGTTGAACAAAGCGCCGCCGACCGTTGCATTTGCCTTTGCTGATGCCTGATCCAATTCCTCGCGGTAATGCTTGCGCAGCGTCTTAGCATCAATGCCGAGAATGTCCGCGATAACGTCCTGTGGTGTTCCTACAGTGCTGTGAAGCTGCACCGCCTGGCGCGTGGCGTCTGTTGGTTCGTGTGCTATGCCTTGGGCCATCACAAGGCCTCGCTTGGTTCTGGAGCGTGACGGTTGGTGCTACCCCGCCGCTGTTCAGACTGGACGCCTGCCATCGCTTGCTTGTCACGCTTGGGATATGGTTTAGCTAATGGCGCAATCTGTGCGCGCATGGCGTCGTCTAGGGGCATTAGGTAAACATGCTTCCATTCTACCGGTGCCCGTTCAACTTTTGCGCTGCCAGGGCGCGGCCATGCCCTGCGATAATTCCGTCCTGCCCGTCTATGATGATGGGATTGAGAAAGCCGAACTCGCGAATGCTTGCAGCGATCTTATCCACTTGCGCGGGGCTGTGCGTCCTGATGTTGCGGGCGTAAGGGATGAGTTTTGCAACAGGAATGGTTTTATAGGCGGGAAAGGTTTTGCCTACTGGCATATCAGGTATCGTTAATAACTGCGGCCTTCATACCCAAACCGAGAGGGCCGAAGTCGCGGATTGAGTTGGCGGGCACAAAAGCGTCCATTCCGACCGCTGCTGTGGGAGCCGCCCCGAATGCCACCCAGATTGCCTCATTCCCGTTATTGATGACTGTTGCTACATTGTATGCATCTGATGTCATCGTGGTCGGTTGGCTTATGCCGCTCGACGTGATTTCCTCGGCCTGGGGGAATGGATCATAGACAGGCGCGTCTGCGGATCGCCCTGGCTGCGGTGCCATCGCGCGCCCAAATTCGATAACGACTTGCGACATGGGCAGTCCTCCAAAAGAAAAAACGCCCATTGCGGGCGCTAGAAACACGAATGCTTTGCATCATACTAGCGTGTTCCGCCTGTGGTTGCAAGAGTTATCGCGCGGGCACGTTTGCGACCATTTGCTTGAGCAACATCACGACCGCCTTGCTTGGCGTCATGCGTCCTGCCTCAATGTCGTAGATGCTGGCAACGCGGCTGTATCCCAAGAGCGGGGCGAGTTGTGTGGCGGTGATGCCCAGCGTTTGCCGAGCCTCTTTGATTTGTGCGGGGGTCATGCGTAAGTATCCGCAATGTCGCGTTGCGACAAAACCCAGCGGGCAATGCCTGCGTTGTGCTTCTGATTGAATGTCAGCTTGGAAAGGTCTTCGCCATAT